CACAACCGTCTCAGCGGTGATCGTAACCGGGCCGTCCTTCAGGGTGCCGTGCAGCGGCAGCAGAGTGCCACCTTCCGGCAGGTAGTCAGTCACGGCATCGCCAGTGCGCGGGCCGAAGTTGCCAAAGGCGTCCGGGTCCGTTGCGGTGCCGATGTCCATGTCGAAGGTTTCGGCTGCGTTGGTGTCGATGTCTTCAATGCGAAGATGACCGCCAAGCACAATCGCGCCCTTCGGCAGACGGCAAAATTCTACCGTATCTGCAATGGTCGGGTTTACGGCGAAGTCATAAGACCCGTAAGCAACGCACAGTTGCCCGCCGCCGCCGTTGCTATAAGCCGGGAAGGTCGAAGCCGCCCGGTTGTTCGTCAAGTTGTATAAAACTGCCATTTTACGGCCCTTTCAAAAGGGGGCAGACCGAAGCCCGCCCCCAAAAGTTCAAGTTACGGATTTTCAGCCGCAACAGCCGTCAGGATGGTCGGCGAACCGGTCGTGGCGAAGAAGCCGGTCACACAGCCGTGATCTTTCGTGTCGTCGGTATCACCAGCACCCGACCCGAAGATGATCTTGCGGACGCCGTAGATGCCTTCGATGGCGACGCCCTTCTTGTCTTCGTAGTCGAAGTTCTCGGTCACAGTGCGCCAGCGCTTTGCGTAAGCGATGGCAAGCGCCTGAGCGCCGCACAGGTAAACCGGGGTGACTTCAGCCGTGCCGCCGTTGCCGAGATTTTCGTAGATCGGCAGGTTGTCAGTTTCCTTGACAATCACGCCATTCCAGAAAATGTCGCCGCCTTCGAACAGCTTCGAGGCTTCCATCTGCACAACGGTCGAGGCCAGAACTTCGGTGTCCAGGCTGTCACGCAAGTCCTTGAAGGCGTGCGGGTTGGCGAAGGCAACGTAGTAACGCTTCCCGTTGCCGGGGTCGCGCATCGGGCGAATCTTCGGGTTGCAGGTCTTGGCCTTCAGCACCATGCCGTCCAGCGCCGTAGCGTTGAACTTGTCGCTGGTGGTGTCGAGCTGGGCAAGGTCCGCCGACAAGTCGGTGCCCGAACCGACGCCCGCGCCGAAGTAAACGCGGTCAAGGTTGTCCACCAGCCAAGCGTCACCAATCGCAGCGGTGCGATCGACAAACTTGGTGCCGTTGAGCGAGCCCAGCGCCTCGATGATGAGGTCGCGGGTGTCTTCCATCGACCAATCAAGCAGGGTAGCGCGGGCAGCGTTACGCAGGTCGATTGCCGACTTGACTTCGCTCATTTCAGCGATGCGGACAGCGTTACGGCGCTTATCGACATAGATGCGCATGGAGCGCGAAGCCATGTCTTCTTCGTTGCCTTCCAGCGTCGAAGTGCCGGTAACAGCGGCGTTGTTGAGGCGGTTAACGAGGGCGATGGTGATCGAGTCACCGGCCTTCTTGGTCAGGTCTTCCTTGACCTGGATAACCGAGGTTTCAGTCGTCCCCATCAGCGACTTGAAGCCGCCGTCATGAAGGTATTCCTGGAAGAACTTGTCTTCCCACTGCTGGACCACCAAACCGGTGGCGGGAGTCGTATCAGCCATTTCTAAAAGTCCATCTATTGCAGCGCGTTAGGCTGCTTGTTGGGATGCAACGTCTCGCGACGTGGCGATCTGATTAGCCCAGCAACTCGTTGATCGACTTCGGCCCGGTCCAACCTGGACCAGAGCGGGAGCCGACATTGCGGGCGGTTGAGAGTGACGGCGGGAGGCCGATTGCAGGGGCAGGGATTGCCTGCTGTTCTGCCATCAGTTCCTCGCGCAGTTTGGCCTTCAGCGTTTCGAGGTCAGTCGCCCCAAGCTCTTCCATCGTCGCCGCGTTCTTGGCGATCTGGTAAGCCTTGCCCCACGGGTCGGGGTCACTAAGGGCCTGTTGTGCCAAGGCAGGGTTAAGTTCGGCCATCTGAAGGAACTTGCCCTTCATATCGTCGAAGTCCTGCTTCTCGCGGCGGTTGAGCATTTCCGACATGTTCAGCACGGCATTCATATTTGCCTGCTGCACTGCGGTGGAAACGATATGTCCGCCGTAAGCCTGTTCGTCCTCCCATATTGAGGGAGGCGGTGCAGGTGGTTCCTTGGGTTGCTGTGCGGCCTGAATTTGCTGCTTAAGAGCTTCCAGTTCCTGCTCAAGCCTCTGGCGCTTTTCCCGTTCCTCTTTCAGCCCCTTAAACGTCTCGGGCGGCAGTCCTTGGTTGGTCGGCGGCACCTCTGCGGCGGGATCCGTTTCCGGTTCCGGTGCAGTATCGCCCGTTTCCTTGGGTGCAAATCGCCCGTGTTCGTCACGGGGTGGGCCGGTGTCCTCTACCTGTGGGGTTTCGGCTACTTCGGCGGTATCGGGATCGTCGTTGAAGAAGTCCTCAAGCGGTGTCTGTTCCATTGCTCTCACATACGCCCGTTAGGCCCGGCGGCGGCTCAGATACGCCCGTTGACCCGGCGGCGGCTTCTACGTCGTCACGACGTTGAACTGTGAACCAAATGCCCCTAACAGGCAGTCGGTCTTGCGCGGTCCCCAAGAGAAAAGCGCGGTATCCGGTAAGTTTCACTTGACCCAACCCTTGCCATCGCGCCGCCAGCCATTGGCTTCGGCTTTCGTGGCAATCCTGGCCTTGATCTCGTCGCCATAGCGCGCCCAAATGGCGGCACGGTCGGCCTCGCTCATTCGGCCCTGCATCAGCGCCCAAATGTCGGCCAGCATGGTTTCGCGGTCCATCAATCTGCCACCTGCTCAATCGCAATGCGAATGGCACTAAACGAGCCGTCAAACTCGCGCACCAGGATGGCTAATGCCTTCCCGTCCTCAATAATCTCAGCCTCGTAAAAGCGCGGCCAGCTCTCGACCGCCGTTAATGCGTCAGGCTGGGGCATTGACCGACTGCATACCGGCTTGCATCGCGTTCAGGGCAACGCCGGCCTGTGTCTCTTCGGCCTTGGCGTAGTTAAGGACCGTCTTGCTCTGGGTTTCCTCAACCTGCGCCTGCGCACCGGCCATCGCCAATTCCTGCTGCTGCATCATCGCCGGGTCAGGCGGTTGGCGCAGGGCTTCGAGCGCCTTTTCCTTGTCCTTGAAGGCCGAGTTGGCAAGCAAGGCTTCCCACAGGATCGGCTGAAGGTTCGGCGGCGCGCCGGGCAGCATCTTTGCCACAACGTCAAACTGCTCAGCCTGGATCGTCGGGGTGTCAACGCCCTCATCGACTACAATGTCAACGTCTAGCTCGGTTACGCTGTTTTCATAAGCCACCGGCATTTGCGACCGGGGATCAGCCTTCAGCGCCTGAAGCTGGGCAAGCATCTGTGCGGCCTGCGGGTCGCCCTGCTGTGCGGCCTGCATCATCTGCGGCATGGTTTCTTCGGTCACACCCATCTGCTTGGCAGCGGCTTCCAGCATGGTCACAGGTCGGTTAAGCCCGACGAACCGGACGTTCATCTCGTTGTCGGTAACGCGGATCCAGCGTTCTTCTTTCCAGAACTGGCGAATGCGGCACCACACCGAACGATAGACCATCAGCGACAAGCGGCGGATTGCGTCCAGATAGTCAGCGGCTTCCGTCATGCCGCCCATCTGCTGCAACGCGATAGCCTTGCCTGACTGCCCGCCAGTGTCCTTGCCCGCCATTGCGCTATTGACGCCAGTGCGGTGGATATGATCGCGGGCGTCAACCATCAGGTTGAGATTGCCCATCAGCATGTCGGACGTTTGCAGAATTTCTACGTCGCCAGCCTCGCCGATGAATACACCATCAGGCTTAGCAAGCTCCTTGCGCACATCATCGGCGTTCTGCGCCACGTTAGGCGATACGCGAACCTGCCGGGTATTGACCGTATGCAGCGACTTCGACCGGCGCTTGTTGATCTCATCTTGCGGGCTAATCATAGCCTGCACTTCGCCGTAGCGGTTGTTATCGCGGTCAACGTAAAGCGAGATTGCCTTGATCGGGCATTCAGGCTGGTCGTCGTCGCCAAGGTAAGGCGAAGGCTGCGGCTCGACTACAAAGCCCGCCTTGGTGAAGATGCAATACTTCCAGCCCTCAGCGTCCCGGTAGTAATGCTCGCAAACCCGGACGCGGCGGCGCTTGTGGTCGGCCCACATGTTCCACTTAGGCTTGTCGTCATAAGTCTCAGACCCTTGAGCCTGCCGCCAGGTATCGGTCAGCGCGTCCTTGCCCTCAGGATAAGCCGCGATGGCGTCGTCAAGGTCCATCCAAACGACAATGCCCTTGAACTTGGCGTCCTCGAAGTCGTCCTCGGCGCTGTGCGGGTCGTAATAGAAGCGATCCCAGGCGATGCGGCGAATGTCCGGATCAAAGCCGCTGCGGGTCTGCTTTACCCCGATGAACGCAATGCCCGTTCCCTGAATGGCAATGTTCTTTGCCGCCTTGGAACGAACGTCGTCCCAATTGCTATCATCGCAGACAAAGCGGATTGCATCGGTTGCAGCGCGTGCGGAGTCCTCGTCCTGCGGATTGCGCGGGAATGCCTTCGGGTCTTTGCGGGTCTGCTTTTCCAGCCCCAGCATCGTTTTGACCTTGGGCTTGATCTCATTGAACACAACGGCAGGTTGGCCGCGCTTCTTGAGCGTAGCCTCTTCCTCTGCGGTTAGCTGCTTGTCGTCGAAGTAATCCTGGCAGCGTTCCGCATTACGGCGCGCGTCAACGGTTGCATCCTCGGCAGCCTCAAACTCGCGGACGAGCTGCTCAAGGGTCACGCTGTCTTCCATGAAGCGCCTTCCTCCTTACCCTTGAATGCCCGATCCCACCGATCACGCGGCGGGCCTGACTGTTGTTGCCGTGGTTTGTATCCGGTGCGGCGCAGTTCCTCTAAGGCGTAGCGCAGCGCATCAATCGTGTGATTGTTCTTGTCTTCCAGAACGGGGAGAATGTCGCCCGTGTGGTCGTCAACCTTGTAAGCGTAGAGCGTCAGTTCCTCCGCCACCTTCTTGCAGCGGGGATGCACGATAATGTCGAACGAGCGCAGAAACTCTATCCCGTCTTCAATTGAGCCGGGGCCTTTGACCGCCTGTGTTATCCTGAAGCCTTGCCGCTTCATGTAGCTGACCGTCTCAGGTCTGGCGCTATCAGCCCGGATTAGCCACTTGCGGCTTCCAGGGATGGTGTCAAACAGCGCCGGGGTCTTGTCGATCTCGCAACCGACTTGCCAGGCCTCGGCATCTACAAACAGCTTGCGGCCTTCAACGTGGCAGCGCACCAATACAGTCGGATCGACCGCAAAGCCCCAGTCTGCCCCGAACCTGTGAACCGCATCGGCAGGCGGATCGAATGCCTCGATCTTCCAGTTACGAAACACCCGCGCTTCGCTGTTCAGGCTGTAATGGCCTTCCCAAACGTGCAGGAACTTGTCGGGATCGCGCTTGCGGTCGTCCTCTAGGTCAGCCCTTAGCTCGGCAGGCAGGAACGGGTTGTCGTTCCAGTTGACCTCGATCACTACGCTGTCTTGCGGCGGGTTCTCGCCCCTTAGCAATACGTCAACCGGATCGGTCGGCTTGGCAGGGTTCCAGCTAAACCATAGTTCCGAACCGGGCTTGCGAATGGTCGGGCGCAACAGGTCTAGACTGCGCTGCGATAGGCTCTGCGCTTCCTCAACCCAGGCAACGTCAAAACCCTCTAGCGACTTGATGCTGTCCGCCGTGTGGTTTTGCATCCCCTGGAACATGATTAGACCGCCACCGGGCGTTCTGATCTCTGCTTCCAGTATCTCGAACTGGTCTTGAACGCCTAGCTTGCGTATCTTGTCCTCAACCAGAAGCTTCACGCTGTTCTTTAGCGACTTCTGAACCTCACGAACGCAGGCAGCGCGAAGGCCGGGTTGCAGGATTGCCTTCTCAACTAATAGCTCGGCAAAGAAGTGGCTCTTGCCGCTACCTCTTCCGCCATGTGCGCCCTTGTAGCGAGCTGGTCCTAGTAACGGGACAAACTTACGCGGCGTCGGGATTTGCAGGATCGACAATGGTCCGCCTAATCTCGGTGGTCTTGTTGTCGGTCTGGATCGGCCCGCCGTCCTTGCCGGTCAGTTCCGTTCCCTTCACTTCGCGCCAGTCACGCGGGAAACGAGCGGCCATCGAACGCGACCAAATCGGCGCGCTGATGTTGTTCTCAATCATGCCAATGCGGCCCGCGCGTTCCCACCAAGCCTGTGAGCATTGCATCGCGTGTGTAAAGGCTTCCAGAAATTCCGGGTGGGCCTCGGTCCAATTGGTTTCCAGGGTATTGCGCGAAACGCCAATCTCTGCCGC